AATTTATTATTTCTTCTAGGGGTTCGGTCTTATAAACTACAGACCTAACGTCTATAGTAATGATACAATCATCAGTGCCTAGATTTACAATTCCCTGAGAACTATCAGAAAATGGATTTGTAGAATTATATGTCTTAGTCCAAGTTGGTATATAGTCACTAGTCTTTTCATCATCAGATCTGGTAGCTTCATCATCATCAGAATCTGCCTTGGCTGATTGGCCCGAGTTGTTGGAATCGTCATTCGAGGTATCATTCATACCATCATCTCGTAATACAGGATCTTCGGTAGTCGGTACAGACGTTTGGGCTGTTGCTTTCATTATTCAACCACCATGAATGAAGTTTCTAAATTATGATATTTTATTTCACCATCTGATCCATCTACCCTTATTGCAAAATTATATCGTCTATTTGGATATAAGCCACTTAGAGTTAGGTTTGCATAATTACCAGTAGCATCACAACTTATTTTCGTATATGTTGTGTCGAAAGGTATTATAGTTTCACCAGTCTTAACGTCTATTATAGAATAGTACGAAGAACTTGGAATATACTTATTAGCAGTAGATGTAGTAGAAGTTACATAAGTCTTAGTTGGATATTTTTCCTTGGCTTCAAATCTAAATTTAGAAGTCGTATCAAGTTTTAAGATCTGTTGGGCATTCTTCAAATAAACGAAATAATCTTTTGTTGTATCTAGAGCACTAAGACTACCAGTTGACCATGTATGATCATCATAACAAATATCCAATTTAGGTCTATATACTGTAGAAGTATCATTAGAGAAGAATTTTATAGAACCATATCGTTTACCATCAAGTTCTTCTGCTGCAGGTCGTTGAATTATGAGTCCAGGATTATCTGATATTTGCCATACTGAAGATATCAACGATGTAAGATCTGCACGAATATCAGATTTACTAGCGGAAAGGGTTGTTGTAATGGCAGAATTAGTTATTGGTCCCGAAGCACCAGTCCAAGCATCTGCATCATTCATATACTCCCAGCTTGCGCCGACCTTAGATATAGGATTATGAGTAGTCTTACCTGTACCAGAAGTCCAGTTTGGGTCTTGAAGATAGCCATATAATATTTGAGAATCTACAGGAGTATTCTTAGTAGCCACGTATAAGTTGAGATAGAATTTACCAGGTGAAATATTAGTAGTAGCTAAAGATTGAGATAGATTATAAAGATCAAAATCCATTAAGATTCTCGTATTAGATAATCCAGCGACTTTTGAACTAGACACTATTTTTTCAAGATCTAATATTTCATCCAGACCAGCATTTAAAGTTTTATATCTTTGGTAGCAAGTTGTATCTGCTTTAGGAAAAATAGAATATATCATAATTAGTACCCAACCACTTTACCACGTATATCCGCATCAGGAAATTTTACTTCAAATATGCAAGGATCTTGTGAAGGATAAATTACATTATTCGACGTAGCCATTTCTATATTATATTCATTACCAGAATATCCAGAAGCTTTACTTACGTTATTTTTTATTTGTACATTAACCAATGCTTGTACACCTTCAACTACAGATAATTTTGCAGCAAGATCGTTCAAGAGTATTGGTTGATTAAATTGCCAGTTATTAACATCAAAATATTTCTTAAGTCTATCTATTGTTTTGGCTAAGACTTCTTTACCATTGAAACTAGGTAATACTATAATCTCAAAATCGATACCGATATTAACAACAAAACCATTACGTATATTAATAGCATCGGTTAGGATTCTATATTGACTTAGGTATGTTTGGAGATTCTTTTTGGTTGTATCGTTTGCAACGGTTAAGTTATTCGTAAGATCGTAACTTAAGACGTATAAATTTAAAGCTAAGGGATTTGCATCTGCAGATGAATTGTTATTCACAAGATCATCTTTAGTTATATATGCCTTAGCTAATGAACCAAACTTAGCAGGCATTGCATAAATTCTAGATATATAATCTTCTTTTGTTACTGCTCTATTTTGAGAAGCATAAGAAGCTAAAGCATTCTGTCTGATCTCCTCATTCGTTTCGGAAGACCTTCCACCAGTTGCAGGTTGTTCATTTGTTACAGCTAAAGAATCCTTAACAGTTGCCAAGGTACTCGAACTTAAACCATCCTCATCTATATTGAAAGACTTACTAGAGATCTTAGTTAAATCTCCAGACATCACATTAGATTTTAAACCACCACCACTAAGATACGTCACAGTCAAGTTCGAATCGGGAGCTTTACCATAAGCTCTAGTGAACATCATATTTGCAGGATCAAACGAAACATCTAATTTAGCGGTTTCACCAATACTTAGAACATTACCAATGGTTGAAGGATTCGGAACGATTAGTTCGTCAGGACTAGTAGAAATACCAGCACCAAATAATAATTCAGTCTGATTATCCTTATTCAATTTTGTAGTGAATCTCCTAGCAGTTCTTCTTAGATTTAGAAGGTATGGAGTTTCGTTTGAATTGGTATATGTTGTAGGCCCATTAGAAGAATTGTTTTGTAGCTCTTCAAATATAGTATCTTGAGCTAGGTAAGGTACGTTGTACCATTTATTAGAATCTGCATCAGTTATTGATTGGATCTGAATTATATCTTTAGCTGCTAGTTTTAGTTTTTGGAATTTTTTAGCTTCGGTTATAGTGAAATTTTCTACTTTGGATTGACCTGAAACTGCACGAACTTTAGTCTTGATTAAATATGCATTGGGCTCATTAGTGTTATCATCCAAACTATAAACAGTAACGTTGGTATCACTAGAGCCAGTATTTACAAAATCAATTTCCTCTACTGTTGTGAATTTAACATCTGAATTGGACTCAGCATCGATCGTCATCCCAGTCTGTACCTTTAAAGCATAAGTCATATCAGGTATGGCATTACCATTACCATCTTCTTTTGCAGGTAACCATTGATATACACTCAAATCTACATAAGCAGGTACAGAAGCTTTTGCTTTATATCCTAGAGAATGAGCTATATCTAAAATATTAACCCTTTCCTGTGCTTGCGATAGTAAACTTTCTCTTAGCTGATAATCTGTATAGTACGAAAGTACGTCACCAACATAAGATGCCATTTCTACAAACATCATACCTGGCGAAGCTTCAGCGAAATCGTTGTAGGTATCTGGAAAGTAATTCTTTGCAAAATCTACAAGACTATCTCTAAAGCCTGAGAAATCTTTGTTTAAGTATTTTATATCTTTTTCAGCCATTTCTATTCCTATGTAAATACTATTATACTTTGAAGATCGAAATCATTTTCAAAAATAATATAATCAATTTTAATTTTAACTTCGTTACTATCTATACTACTAGTATCGATCGCAATATCTTTTATTGTAACATAAGGTAACCAAAGACCTACTTGAGTTTCGATTTTGGTGGAAAGGTTTTTTATCATCGCTTTAGTTACATTTTCAAATAGAAGACCTTGAACGCCAACTCCGAATGTTGGATGATAATATCTTTCACCAGGATTAGTTAAAACTAAATTTTTGATATTAGCTTTGACTTGATCTTTAGTTGTGTAAGTAGAATTAAAAACTCCACCAGACATTTTGGTTAGACCTACTTCAGAGTCTGAAGCATCAAGACTAGTTGGTGCAGGAGAGTTAAATTTTCCGGCGTTGGGATGTACAAGAGGAAGACCTAAACCAATGGCTACATCGGTATCAAAATCTAAAGGATTAAATCGATTTTCACTTCTTGACTGAGCCATCTATTATCTTTTCATTTTCTTAACTAATGCTGAATAATCTCTAGTGAAAGCTTTCTGGAGACTTTCTTCTCTTTGGACTGTTGGATCACTTAATAATTCATTTTGTGCAGCAGCTATAGGATTACCACCTTGCATTGCTGCGAATTTCCCTCTAGCATCATTGGAATTAAATTCACCAATTGATTGCCAGTTATCTTGTTCTTCTGTTTGTTTTAAAACTTCTTGTAGGGATGTCATTCCACCACTTTCGATGGTTTTAGGTTGAGTCATTTCTGTGATTGCAGTTTTCACGGCCTTCTTAACTTCAGATTTAACTACCTTTCTAATAACTTCTACTAATTCTTTTTTAGTCATGTTTTGATCTCCTAAGTATCATGTATAAATATACACTTTTAAGGAATATTAGTAGAAAATAGTGATTACACTAAACCAGACCAGTTAGTTAAAATAGGAGTTCCATTTCCCGAAGTCTCTGTATGCGTACCAGTTACGCTATCGAAATAGTCTTCAAATGCTTTAACCATTGCAGAACCTACCTTGGAAGCTATGATATTACGGGATGAACCTTCCTGTTTTAGAGCTAGACCAAAACTAGTACCGAGAGCTGAAGCCTCTCCAAATCCAGATAATATATTTAGGGTAGGTATATTAGAAACACTCACATGATTAATCAAAAAATTCATCGATGTATTGGTTGCCATCCAAGTTGCGATAACTGCACCCATTGGTTTAAATGCAGATTTGAGTTTTAGCCCTGATAGCATCGGA